GATGGTAAGATACATGCTCTTGTTACTGAATACATAACCCATGTTGGGGAGTATCAATACAAGGGTCGTTTTTTTGATGAATTATTGAGTCTTAAACATATTGACGACGTAGAAAAAACCAAATAAAATACTACAATGGCCATAACAAACGCACAACAATACAAACAATTAATGCAAAAAGGTGGACGAACTGGATATAGAGATGCTGGTTTTATTAGTGGTCGAACTAAATCTAAAAGAAGCAGTAATACAAGTTCTCCAAGAGAAAAAGGAATTATGTCTCGTGGAAAAGGTCCAGGTGGAACTACAGGAAAAATTACAAACATAAAAGACAAAGAACCTGATAGAGGAGCAATTGGTGGTGAAAATAAAAGATTAGATAAATTAATAGAGAGAAAAAAATTTATATATGAACCTGCTAATTATGGTAAATTTACTCCTGGATATTTAAAATTTGCAGCTGATTTAAGTAGAGAACCAAATAGAAAATTTTTTATAAACAAGTTTATGCAAGGTCCTAATGCTGGAAAATTAGTACAGGATGTTTTAGGTTTAGACGAGGACGGTCTTTCATTTAGTCCAAGTAATTTAACAGAAGAACAATATGAAAAAGTATATCAAACACAAATGAAAAATAGACTTTCCGGTGAAGTAGATGCAATGGGAAATCCTATGCCTTTTACTGGTGGTGGCATCGATGCAAAGAGTGCAGGAGCTGAAAGAGGAGATATTACTACTTTACCTTTAGTACAAGATAAAGTTATAGACGAAGAAGAAGAAAAAGATCCTACGGCGTATAGATTTTTAGCAGACGGAGGCAGAGCTGCTTTTCAAGAAGGTGGTGGAATATTTCCTAGACTAAATCAATTAGGAAGTAATGTATCATCAGCAGAACAAGAATTAGCTGCACTTAGTCAAAAAATAAATTCGGCAGAATCAACACTAGGAGAAGGTGGTGGAGATGAAGGTGGACTAGGTTCTATCATGCCTGAAAATAATTTTACAAACCCAACACTAGAAGCATTTTCTGGTACAAATATTCCTGTAAAAGGTGGTGCTGAAGCTTTTGCTAATGTACCAGATAGAATTCAAATTGATCCTAACTTTAAACCTTCAGGAACTTTACAGGCAACAACAGGAAGTGGAGACTTATTTGGTTTATTTAATAAAGGTTTATCGGATGCAAGGCAGCCACCAAAGGGTCTTACTCCAG